CCAGCAGTTTCTCTTTCTAAAATCATAAGGCAGACCCGTATAATCATTGATATTCATGCCGCCAGTATCCCGCGCAGAAGTGGAATGACCTGAGGGGTCATTAGGATGCCAGTCTGACGCTCATTCAGGCGTGGCACGCCTACATCAGCAGTAAACACGCCCTTGCTCTGAGATAGTGATTGCAGGTCATATGTGACGGGTCCGCGCGCAGGATAGCTAAGGTCAGTGCTCACGAATGACCTGAACGTGAATACCGGAGACTCCTCATCACCCAAGGGAATCTTTTCCATTGCGTCATCAAGTTCGTTGCCAATATCAGGCAAGGTGAATGATGCCTGCTGGTCCATGTCGTTGTTGTTGCCACCCTCCTGAATCTCCATTGGGACGCCGAGGAATGTCACTACCTCGCCAGTCTCAAGAGTAGCAGTTAGATCAGTAGTGCCGATAACCAGCAGATATCTTTGAGGCAGTAGAGAGTGAGTTATCTCTACCGTTTCAAAGTCCATTTGCCCCTCAGGGTTAGAGGCCAGCTTAAGCTTGTATGCTGCGATTACGCTGTCTTCGCTCATGTTAATCCTTATACATTGAAATCAATGCGAGTGATGAATTTTGAACCCCACGCCTCACTTGCCTGAGGGATTGGCGCGTAATCGCTTACTGCTGCCACGTTAACAACCGATGCGTCAGAGTAAGTGATGTCAATACTGGTTGCACCATTCATGAAGACGCTAGCTGATGCCGCAGGTCTTGAAACTGAAGATGTCGATGTGAAAATTGGGCTAGTGGCAAAGTCTGATTTCTCTATCTGCATTGCAGAAATGATAATGCCACTGTTACCATCACCTGCGAATGTTGCATTTGATGAGTTATCATAAACCCATGATGAAATATTTAGGCTAGTTGCTCCTCCGGTCTTTATTGTTACGGTTTCAGCTATTGAGAAAAATCCATTCCCCAAGCTTGTTGATGTTGACCCTGCGGGGCTTACCGTTATAACTCCGCTAGTTAAGTTAACCAATAAGTCACCAGTAATGCCAACTTCATCAGCAGCCCGTAACCTCGCATAGTTATATCCTGAATTTTTCACAATATATGAAAATGTGTATTTATTACCTGCTACAAATGTACCATTAACTGCTTGAGAAACTTGATGAGTCGCGTTTGCTGTTGAAGGCGTGGCTTTAAATGTTTTCCCTGAAGATATTTCACCTGATGATTGCAGTGCAACGGTTATGTTGGTCTTTACCCATGCGGAATTGGTCATTAATGATGATTGCAAGGCGATATTTTCAGACTGATTCTCAGGTGCAACCCTACCAACAGCAACACCACCAACAAACTGTAAAGGCCACTCATTTGTGGCAGATGAAGCTAGCAATCCTGCGCTGCTCAGGTAGTTAACTGAAGGACCTGAATATACGATACGACCATCTAAATCCTGCGCCTGCATATTGATTGGTGGATAACCAGCCGGACCCTCATCACTCCAGATGCGCGGGAATGTGGTTTGATATACTCCGTAGGTTTTAAGGAAGCCACCAAGGCAATCACCGTAACAGCCAAACAGGTCAGGGAGGTTTGCTGTTAAGCAGGTATCTTCCTGAATGGCGGTGCGCTCCGCTGTGATGGTGAACGTGAATGTCCAGTTAAGCCCATCGTCCGTGCTGTCGTTGATTGTGCTTGTAATCATCACTTGGTGGACCGCAATTCCTAGACCACTATCCAGATACATATTGAAACTATCTGCTCCTCCATGGATATTGTTCAGGAAGCTAAGAAAAGCTTGACGACCAAGGCTTGATGTAACCAATGTCACACTGAAGGGCACGGCCTCGAAGTAAACATCTCTACCTTGCCGAGGTAGACCTCCAGTAACCGAACTTCGGAATACATTACTACCTCGCGTCGATGAGTATCCTTTATTTACTATGGGCTTCAGTGATGAAGGAAAATATAGATCGCTCATTATTAGAATCCTGGCTGGCCGCGAGTGCCGCGACGAGTTTTAGAGATGGATGAATTGCTATCTGACAAATCACCGCTAACAGTTTCACGAATGATAACACGAAGGTTATTCTCATCCATTTTTTCAGTAGTTACTGAGTCAACTCTGCCTGTTGTCTGGTTAACAATCTGAACGTTAGGTGTGCTGTTAGATGAGGAGTTTTCACCCATTATCTGGCGCATCTGTTGGGCTGTTCTAACGCGAGAAGCACCAGCAGGCATGATAACCTCAGCCTTTCCACGCTCTGCGATAGTAGATGCCTGACCTGCCGCCAAGTTACCACCCTGCTCACGGGCTGAGCGAATCTTACCTACGTTAGCCAGACCCGCAGCGATAGCGGCGCCGGCAGCAATAGGCGCGGCAACCCAACCAACAAGTGGGATTGCAGCCGCAGACTGATATGCTGCTACAGCCGCCTGATAGGTATTCATAATGGTGTTGGCAATGGCGAATGCCTTGTACATCTTATTGCCTTCACCAAGTGCAGTCCTTAGGTTATCTGTTGTCGTTCCGAGCATGTCAGAATATTCGCCAACTCGCTTCTTGTTATAAGTTTGCTGAACGGCTGCTAGGCTCTGCTGGTATTCTTGTTCGTTGATGATTCCCTTCTCATAAAATGCTTTCGCTTGGTCTTCCTTCACCTTTTGCTGGATGTCTAACAGCTCTAACTCTGTTGCGTTCTGACCTTGAATCTGCGCGATAAAATCATCATGCTTTGCATCCTTTTCCATGCGCTCTTTATTGCGTTTATCAAGCTCATCCTGCCTTGCCTGGTCAGCGTTGAGCTGAATCTGTGTCTTGGTGTCTTCAAACTGCTGAGCATTGATTGCGCCCTGCTGCTGGAACTTTGTCAGCTCATCTAACTTCTGCTGCTCGGCTGTGTTGATCTGGGCAATCTCATCGCCGCTTTGGCGCTGAATGCTGGCAATGAATGTCTCGGCAGCCTTTTGCTGTGCCGCTGCGGCATTGGCATCTCTTTTTGATTGAGCTTCAGCCTTGCTTTGAGCGGCCTTGTTTACTGCATCTAGCTTTTTCTGCTCGGCGTCATCAATTCGCTTGATGTCATCGCTTGCTTCTTTGTCTCTTGCAGCGTTGTATGCTGCGATATCTTTATCAGTTAACCCTTGGCGATCAGCAAAAGCCTTTTTATCTTGGTCAGCAATAGCCTTGATTCTATCTCTTTCACCGAGAACCTGAATCTGCTGGGACTTGATGATTTGTTGGGTCTGGTCAGCGTATGCCTTGGTTGTTGCTTTTGTTTGAGTCTCGTTTCGACCCTGCGCAGCGGTTACAGCATCCAGTTGCTTCTCTGTAGTTGAGAGGGTATTTGCAAGCTTCTGAGCCTCTACTGCCTGAGATAGCAATTCGCTTTTGTTGCTGCTTGCCGCCCCAGCGGCTACAGTCATTGCGTCGGCAATCTTTTGGGCATTTGCAGCTGTTGGCTGGGCGTTAAATTCTCGTTGAGCAACAACCAAGTCAGCGACTTGCCTTGTGTTCAATCCGTATTGATCACCAACGTCATTAAGCTGGGCTGCCAAGTTGGCATAAATACCGCTCTGAGCATCAGTGACGACGTTGATATTGCTTAGCGTGTCGCCTACATTCTTACCGCTTGCAATAAGGTCATCCAATGTGGATGCGGCAGTCTGGCCTGCAACGCTGTTGCTAATCCACTCTTTGCTTTGCGTGTTGATTGCTTTTGTGGTTGTGTCGAGAACTTGCTGCGCCTGAATGCCGATTAACTTAACCATGCTGGTATATGCAAGGTCACCATTCTGGCTAAGTGAAATCATGGCATCAGAAAGTTCAATCGTGCCATCTTTGGCTGTCTGGAATGACGCAGTTAAATCTTTAGCGCCTTTCTCTACATCATCAAGGCTTGCGTTGGATGAGTTCAGTGACTTATATAGAATTCCGCCGACCGCAGACGCCAGAGCAATTACCGCACCAAGCACCGCGCCGCCAGGACCAAAAGCGCCAGCCAACTGTGAACCCTGCTGACCAATTGCTACGAATGCTGACGTGCCGCCTTGCAACTGAACAACCATGTCCTGAACCTGAAAGCCCACCTGCTGAGCGCCATTACGGAACTTAGCTAGACCGTCATTGGCTGCCTTTTGGGTTGTGGTATTTAGCTTTACAACATCAGGGGTTAATTTGTTTACCGCAGTATCAGCAGCGCCAGCAGACGAAGCTAGCCCGTCAAGCTGCTTATTGGCCTGCTCTACACCTTCCGTCTTGACTCTTGCTACTAGCGAAGCTGTATCAGCCATCTTCACGACCCTCGAAAATACCATCTATTCCCATGATCACCTCCGCTTCTAGCATGGTGATCTCCTGGCCGGTAACTGATTTATACGCTACTAAGTCCGACCATTTAAGCATGTCTCTTGGATATATTGTTACATTATCACTTGTTTCGCGTCGTATGAATTTTAGCTCTCTGTACTTTTCGAATGTGCCGATAAAAAGAGAGGGGCAATTAAGCCCCTCCTGCGCTGGTCGATCTGCTTTCTCTATGACACCCATCGAGATAAGCGCCGCTTCATGTGGTGATGATATGGCATCGAATTTGGTCTTCTTTTGCTTATCGATAAACACCCATGTCGCATAATCGTACAGCGCCGTTACTTTGCTGAGAGAGTTGCGCGGCTATCTGCGTGATGCTTGGCTACAGCATCAGCCAATCCTGAATACTGCTCAAGCAGACCAAGCAATGACTCTTGGCTAAACTCTTCATCGAACGACCAGCCGGTAACCACTCCCAGCGCCAGTTCAATATTAAGTCCAATCATCCGGTCAGAGAGCACTGCGTTGTACTCGGTGAAGTCCTCAATCTCTTTACACTTAGCTTCCAGTTCTTCCAAGTCTCGCGCAACTTGTCGATAAGCCAGCGTATACGCCCGACCGTGCTTGATTGACTCGTCGCAGTCTGGGCCGCGAACCTGCAACCATTCCCCTGAATCCTCGCCAGAAGGAAGAAGGATTGGCATCTTGGTTCCTGATTCATGCTTTTGCTTGAAGTAGAAATCTGACAGCTTCATTTTCTTTGGTTGCGTTGCTTTCTTGGTTGTCATTTTAACCTCTGGTTTATAGGTTGTTGGTTTGAAGTGCCGAGGAAAGCGATAACCAAGCGCGTTTCGGGAATGACCCTATCCTCGGCAGCAGTGTCAAGTATAAGTGAATTTACTTGTCATGGCGATAAACAAACCGATTTGAAGTGCTCGGCAGTCAGGAGGATAGTTACTACACACAAAACGAGAGGGTTAAGAGATGAAAGAATTTAAGGGTACTAAAGGTCCGTGGGTTGCCAAGAATAAAGCGCCAGTAGAAGGTGACCTACATTTATTGTTTGCAGGCGTTAACTCAAAAGGCGAGGGATATTTGGTTGGTGGCGTTTGTGTGTGGGATGACGATAAGAACAAGAAGGAAGAGGCCCTGCATAATGCGCGCCTCATCGCCGCAGCTCCTGACTTGCTGAAATCCCTTCTTAATATGGTAGAGAGAATCGAATATTACGCAAGCATGAGTGGGCAAAATATACCAAACATTGAAGATTGGGCATACACATATAACAGCTCCGACATGGATCATGCTCGCAACGCAATCGCCAAAGCATTAGC